CTCACGCTATGATTTCCGGAATCCTTATCTTGCCGGCAGACCTGCAAAGCGCGGGCAACGCTCTAGCGATTGCCATGGGCCACGACGTCGAGCCGGCGCACACGTACAGCGTCCCGCTATCTGCAGACGGGCAGGAACCTGCGACGCACTACGGCTGCCATGCTTGGGTGACGGAAGCGTTCGTGGCGATGCTGCAAAGTGCGGCGCAAGGGCAGATGCCGGAAGGTTTGGACCCTCAACTTGTGGCGACCGTGCTTAGCGGTCTGATCTCGTCGATCGGCAGTGAACTAACGCCGCGCGAACACTTCGACGGCGTGCTCGCCGCAAACGGCCTTGTTCAAATTCAGCCGCCAGTGCTGGAATGACGAGTCCTGCAAAAAGACACCGCGTCAATATACGCAATGTTCGCAGCTGCGATCCGGCTCAAGTGCGCGCGGCTGTGCGCTTCCCGTCGGCTCGGTATGGCGCTGGCGATCAATCTCTTGGCGTCGCCAACGGTGCTTCCTGTGGATGCTGCGTCCCGATGCGAAGCAATGAATTCGCGCTCGACAAACAGCGGCTTAGCGTTTGCGGCGAATTGCCAGCCGAGACGGTGCCAAGTCTTCCAATCCCAGCGGTCCGCGTGGTTCAAGTGGTAGACTGCGGGCGGCGTTTGCTGCAATCGCATTCCAGCCTGTCGCGCGATGATAGGCAGCCAATGGTCCCACCACGGCGCGCCGAAGATCAGGCCGATATCGGTTATTCGCTGGGATGCGTTTCCGTGCATTGCGAACAAGTCAAAACCGCTAATCCACGTCTGTCCGTGTCTCTGTTCGACGTCCGCAATATCGATCCGTCGGTTCATCAAAAGCACGTCACGGTCGAAGCGGATCAAGCCGGCGCTCGGCGAAAAGATCAAATCCGCGTTGGCTATGGCGAACACACCGTCGCGCGCCGCACGCGCGCCAGCCGCTATAATATCGGCAAGGAATACGTGAGGGCGCCCGGTGATGTGCTCGGCGTCACGGTCGGCCATAACAACGGCCACGCCTTCAGGTGCGGGCTCGCGCTTGGAATTGACGGATATAGGATCGAAGCCGGCGGCGCGCCAAGAGTCGAGGCAACGGCGCTGGTATTCCGGTCCGATCTCGACGCCGGCCGCATCGACGCGCGACATGCGCGGCGGAATGGATGTTATCAATGGAACCATGGGCGATGCCTACAATGTTTTGATCGTGCGGCAAGTCGATCAGCTCTTCGCACTCTTAGCGCGCAATCCTGATGTCCCGCAAATCTAAACTCACCGGCGCCGAGGGGGTGATCCAGAATTTCGTCGAGATGCCGGACCATGTCCGCGCCGGCATCGTCGATGCGCTGGCGCAGGCCGGGACGCTGATCCAGGCGACGGCCGTCGAGCTGGTGCCGCGCGACAGCGGCAACCTCGCCGAGGTGCTCAACCGGCCCGAGGGCATCAAGATCGACGAGGGGCAGATGCGGCTCGAGGTCGGCTTCATCACGCCGCAGCAGAAAAAGGACGGCTGGTACGCGCATTTCGTCGAGTTTGGCACCAAGGGCTACAAGGCCGGATGGAAGCGCATCGCCGGCCGCACCCGCGCCGGCAAGGGTATTCGTCGCGCCACGCCCGGCACCGCCCAGTTCGATCCGAACAACCCGCGCGCGCGCCTGCTCGGCGGCGGCGTCAAACTGCGGACCGTCGCTCGCGACGTGCCGGCGCGCCCGGCGCGGCCGTTCCTGCGCCCGGCAATGGAATTGAACGTCGGCCGCCTGCGCGAGCTGCACGGCAAGGCGCTCGTGACATCGGTGCTGCGCGGCGGTCGCGTTCTCGTCAAGAAGCTGATCACGGCGCCAGGGAGCGATGATTGAAGATGATGCAGCTATGTGCGGCGCCGCCGCGCCGCAAGAACGCGCTACCGCGCGGGCCGCAGTCGCGGCGTCATGACGCCGTGCCGCGCACTTCTGCCGGCGCAGCCGGCAAGGCGCCGACCGGTGCCCGGCCGGTAGGCCGCGCGAGAAAACAATGAGTGTGACGCTCGAGCTTCAGAAAGCCATCGTCGACACGCTCGCCGCTGCGTTGGCGCCGGTGGCGGTCACGCAGGACGCGCAGCGCGAGCAGGATTTCCCGTTCGTCGCGCTCGACCGCATCGTCGCCCGCGCGTCCGACACGCTCGATCGCGCCTACACGACGCACATGATCTATCTCTCGGTGTGGTCGCGCTACGAGGGCACGAAGGAAGTGCTCGAGATCATCGGCCGCCCGTCGGACGCCGGCATCGGCGGATCCGGCATCAAGGGCGCGCTCCATAACAGCGTGCTGGCGCTCGCCGCCGGCAAGTGCATTTCGTGCCGCGTCATCGCCGACGACGTCAGCCGCGACGCGGACGACGTCACCTACCTGGGCAGCGTGACACTGCGCGTGGTCACGCGGGACAACTGAGGAGACGACAATGAGCAATGCCGCGAAGAAGTCCCAGGGCGCGATCCTGGAAATCGGCACCACCGCCGCCAACGGCGCAACCGACAGCTACGTCACGGTCGGCGAGATCCGCACCATCGGCGAATTCGGGCCCGAGGCGCCGGTCATCGACGCCACGGCGCTCGCCGACGCGGTCCGCTACAAGCTCAAGGGCATCCCCGACATGGGGACGATGGAGCTTGCGGGCCTGCGCGACCACGAGAACCAGGGCCAGATCAACATGCTCGCCGCTGCGGTCGACACTGGCGACACGCCCTACAACATCCGCATCACCGCGTCGGACAAGATCACCGGCGGCGGCGTCGGCACGCGGCACCTGTTCAAGGCGCTCGTCACCAAGTTCAAGGAAGGCGGCTACGACGTCGACGGGCTGATCCCGTTCTCGGCGACGCTCGCCATCACCGGCGCCATCACCTCGACGGCGGCGACCTGATATGGACGGGGAAACCCTGGGCGCCGCCGTGTCCGAATTCGCGGCCGGGCACGGCGGCCTCGCGCACCCGGCCCACGACAGCGCGATCGAGATCGGCGGCTATACGCACTACGTCCGCCGCTCGATCGAGTTGCACCGCGCCATCGAGCAGGCCTTCGGCCCGCCCTACACGCTGATGGAGCGTCTCGAGAAGGTGCGACTGACGGTCGAGGAATTGATCCGCCTCGTCGAGATCATCCTCCACCACGCGCCCGAGCACCTGCGCCCGTCGCGGCGCCAGATCGAGGCCCACATCACCCACGCCGGCATGGCTGACGTGACGCAGCCGGTGTTCTACATCGTCATGTGCCTGTTCCTCGGCAACCGCAAGGCGGCGGCGTACCTCGCCACACTCACGCCCGCCGCCCGGCCCGGGGTGCCGGACGAAAACCCTACGCGCGCGGCCTGACCGACTGGGACGAGCTCGTCCCCATGGCCGCGATGCTGGAGTGGACGCCGTCGGAATTCTGGCGCGCGACCTGGCACGACTTCGAGAGCGCGCTGTGGTCGGTCGCTCGGCGCAACGCACCGCGTGAGCAGCGCGACGAGCGCACGATCGACGCGACGGATCCCAAGGCCGTAAACGGCCTTTTTGCTTCTTTGGCGGCTCGCGCTGGTTGATGTGCGGCGCTTCCGCGCCGTAAGAGCGCGCTACCGCGCGGGCGCCAGTCGGCGCCTCGCTGCCTTGCGGCAGCGGAAGTGCTTTGCGTGGAACCTCCACTTCATGAGGCGCGACCGGCGCCCGGCCGGTAGGCCGTTCTTTATCGAGCGGCGCCTCGCGCCGGGAGATCAAACAATGCCCGACGTCGCGGATATGAAAGTCGTCGTCAACGGCGACGTCAGGGGCCTCGAAGCCGCCATGGGCCGCGCCCGCGCGTCGGTCTCCGCCTTCGAGGGCTCGGCGTCGAAGGCGCTGGTGTCGATCGACGGCGCGCTCGGCAAGATGCAGGGCGGCTTCCTCGGTATCGCCCGGGCGCTGCCGGTGATCGGCCTCGCCGCGACGGCGATCGGCGTGCTCGGCTCGCAGATCGAGAACATCGACAAGTGGCGCAAGGATACGCTCGGCTTCGCGACGGCGTTGCAGAAGCTCAGCGCCGAGGTGCGCATATCGACGCGCGATCTGCAGATCCTCGGCGCCGCCTTCGATGATGCCGAAGAGGACCGCGCCCAGATGGAGGGCGGCATCAAGTCGCTCGCCGAGACGCTGGAAAAGGCGCGCAACGGCGACGCCGACGCGGCCTCCGGTTTCAGGGCGCTCGGCGTGTCGCTGGTCGACGTCGAGGGTAAGCAGCGGTCGCAGATGGCGATCCTGCGCGACGTCATCGAGGAACTGAAAAACACCGAGGACGAGACCTACCGCCTGCGCATCGCGACGCTGCTGTTCGGCGATGATGCGGCGGCGGCATGGGCCAAGATATCCGAGGCCGGCAAGGAAGGCCTCGCCGACATCGCCAAGGAGGCCGAAAAATCCGGCAAGATTGTTTCCGACGAGCATCTTCGAATGACCGCCGATGTCGATCGCCAACTCGAGGAGTTGATCAAAAAGGCGCGGTCCAAATGGGATGAAATGAAACGCATCGCGCTGGATGCGGTCTCAGCCGTAGGGGCAACAGCCGCCGATGGCTTGGGAAAAATGACCGGCAACCCCAATCTGATGTCCGCGGCATCTCAGGATCAGTTCCTCGCGATGTATCTGGATCGCATCCGGGAGCTAAATGAAGCTGCGGCCAAGCTGCGGGACGAGGTGCAGAAGTTCGAGGCCAACGCGGCGGGCAAGCCGCCGGGGCTGATGGGGCAGGTTCGCGCGGACCTGGATCGTCAGGTCAAGGCAATCAACGACGAGCTGCAGAAGACCTACGAGCTTTATTACAAATACGAGGCGGTCATTGAGCGCACTCGCGGCGCCAAGCCAAATGAAGGCTCGGAAAAACCGCCACCGGTGATCGATCGCGTGCCATTGCCGTCACTCGACATCGGCAACAGCAGATCGGGCGGCGAAAGCGATCCGCTGGCATGGTTGGCGCGCCAAGTGCGCGAGATGGAGCGCTACGCCCTGACGCTCGGCCTCACCGCCGGCGAGGCGGCCAAACTCAAGGCCGAGGAGGAGGGCATCGCGCGCCTGCGCGAGCGCGGC